GTCTCCGGCCGGCCGCCAAAAATTGCAAATTTTCCGACGGGGGGAGTCAGTCCCAGCGCTCCTCTGTCAGCGGTTCCTGGCGTTTCGTTTTCCTGTATCCATGCACCGCCTCGTGGCAGTCATGGCATAGGCTTATCAGATTTCTTTTACGGGTTCCATGCCATTCATACCAGATGTCCAGAGCCATCTCCGGATGCCGTTTGACATAGTTCACATGATGCACTGTCGTAGCTGCAGTATACTTGTGCTGCTCTTTGCACCTCTGACATTCGTTGTGATCCATGTCCAACACCTGCTGCCGGACCTGCTTCCATCTGCCCCACACATAGAACCTGTGTATATCATTCGCCACGCACCACCTCGCGAACTCTATCTCCTGCTGTGTCATTGTGTCCTCCTAACCAAAAAGAGAGCCTGCTGTTTGCAAGCTCTCCTCGAGGGGAATTATCGTGCGGTTTATCTTTATACCACGCTATCAATATATCACTTATATTGTCCTGCGAGTACCGCAGTTACAGATAGTCTTTTATCAGGTTCTTGTTATTGTTTCTCAGCTGCAGCTGATACCTCTGTATTGTTCTCTGGTAATTCTCCATGTGCTTTCTGTATGCTTCCACCTCCGCAACGTTCTTTCTCCCGTACATCCGTCTGTATCTGGCCTGCATGTTCTTGGCGCGTAGCAGCATTGCTTTTGTCTTGCCGTCTTTCAGTAAAACGATATATTTCTTTTTGCATTCTTCACACTGAATATACTGAGCATCCAACTCCGTTCCTGGTATACGTTCCTCTTTCACTTTAAGATTTACCTGTGCTTTACATTTGTTACACTCTATCATTTAATCCTCCTTGCTATGATACTGTAAAACCTCCTACGCATTTCGTAAAAGTACGATCTCTCGCATGGAATGTCTCTGGCTTTCATCACTTGGAATGTGCAGTATTCTGTCGTCACATAATACAGCAGATATGGATACAGCTCTTTTTCTTTTCCTACAGCTTCCATGGCTGCCTCTTCGATCTTCTTTATCTTGCGTGTAATCTCTGCTGCTTCCATGGCTGCGTCTGCAGTTGAGTCAGAACAGTTATGTGATCCCGGCTGTCCAGTCAGATTCTGTCCGGCTCTTGTGTCTCTCTTTATTGTCAACTCTTCTTTCCATTCGTTATACTGCAGACAGTAATTGTATGCAGTCTGGAAAGCTCTTCTTGATATGTTGTATTTCTTTCTGTTCAGCGGTCTCACGTTTGGCATGTCTGCCCTCCTTAAAACTGATTATTTCTCTTGATCTGGCCAGTACTCTTGTGTGTCCATGAATTTTATTTCTCCCGGATATACCTGTTCTACTTTTCCGTTTTTATATTCCACAATTGCAAGTGTAATATTTGTTTGTCCTCCTGGATGTCCACCTACCAGCGGCGACGGTTCAACAACTGTTGCAAGTTCTGTCCATCGGTGAAATATAGCTTCTCTTCCTCTCGCCTGACACAAACGGTGTTTTCGCAATTTCTCATAATGCTCTTTTGTGGTAATCACATAGCCGTTGTCTGTCGTAATCTCTGTATTACTGCATAAGAATGGCTTCTGTGCCACATTATCAATTAATTTCTTAACGTCGTTAATGTCCATCATGTTTATGATCCTCCATGATAAAATTTTTTCCGAATATCTTCATAAACTCTTCCCTGCTGCCGAACCGGTCCTCAAAAGCTCTCTGTCCCTCTTCATGCAGCATGTCCATGACCTTTTTGTTTGAGTGTACTGCCTCCAGCCCTGTCCCTGCCAGGTGATGCACATTGCAGAGATATACTTTCAATCCATAGTGTCCTGAATGTGTCCGATTCGGACACCCTCCAAAAATGTGATGCTCCTGGAGCGCCGGATGTCGTCTGTAATCATTGTGTAGCTTCATGCAGAGATAACAAGTGCCGCTTTCTCTGCTGTGCATGATACTCGGCCTTTCCGACTCTTTCTTTTTACTCCTTTTTTTCTTTTTCTGCTTCGGAAATGACTGCATTCTTTCTCTCCTCCAGCTTTTTTCTGTAACTTTCGTGATAGTCTTTCAACCAACGTGTCTGTCTTCTCTGATTAACATTCACTTTTACTTCAATAGCGTCCATTATTGCTCCTTTCTCAGCTGAACGGCAGTTCTTCCTCTATTCCATCCGGAATGTTCATAAATCCATCTGCGCTGTCCGCAGGAGCCGGCGGCGGTGTCTGTTTTGGCGGATAGTAAGCTGCTCCATTGTCTCCAGATGATTTACTTTCAGCAAATTCCTGTTCCTCTACTACGATCTCTGTTGTGTAGATCTTATGTCCATCTCGGTTCGTGTAGCTGCCGGTCTGGATGCGTCCAGAAACAACAATTTTAGTTCCCTGTCGCAGATATTTCTCTGCAAACTCCGCAGCGCGGCCAAAAGTCACGCAATTGATGAAGTCTGCGGTTGCTTCGCCGTCACGATGGAATCTCCGGTCTACTGCAAGTGTATATCTGGTAATTGCCAGGTTGTCTCCGGAAGCGTAGCGCACTTCCGGATCTCTGGTTAAACGTCCCATTAAAATTACTTTATTCATCACATTCTCCTCTTGAATCTATTTCTTGGAGGTCTTGCCCCCCCGTTTCGTTTTTGTTACATATGCTGTGCGGCGTGAGTTCATTTCCATGTCGATCAAATTTCCACACTGTAAGCATTCCTGCGTCAGTTCTGCAGTGTTTCTGTTTGTCATGTACTTCCATGAACTTCCGCAGGCTTTGCACTCTGCATACATTGGTTTTAAAGCTCTAAGCTGTGTTACGTGTCCGCATTTCTTACATTTGTGCTGTGTCTCTGGCTCTTTTGCGTTGTACGAGATTGTCTCTCCACATTCTTCGCAACGAATATGCAAAAATCCTTTGTATTCTTCTGCAGCTTCGCTAATCGTTGTCTCCGGTACCTGATCTGTTTCCTTTTCCGGATCTTCAATCTCAAAATCATCATTTTCGAAATCATACTTTCGTGCCAGTTCTGTCACATCCTTGAGGAAATCATATTCTTTCGAGTCTGAGATCCGTACATGCAGTGTAAAATTACCGGTTTCATTTTGAATTATCATTTCCATTTGTCTTTTTCTCCTTTACCATTACTATTTTTGTATCTTTGATGCGATACGCTCTTGAATCTCCCGGATGTTCTGTCTCAAGGATGCGATCCTCCAGCAACATTGCTATATGTCGTCTAACTGTTGCTTTTGACAGTCCTGTATCTGCCGCAATCTCATAAGTAGCCGGTGGATAACAGTGCCGCTTTATGTATTTAACAATGAATTTCAGGATCTTCTCTCTGTTGTCCTCCGCCTCTGCTGTTGCATAGTTCAATTCCATTCACCTCTTTTTCTGCGGTGTGCTGTCAATGTTTTTGTTGTATTTACCACATTTCTCGTATTTACTGCGTATGAACTTTCCGGAACTTCGGAAATGTTGATTCCTATGCCTGCAAACAGTTTTATCAGTGCATCCGCTGCCTTTCTTATCGTTACCCTGTTACCGGCCCATGCTTTTGTGAATTGTGTTACAATTTCTTTCAGCTTCTCGCAGTCCCAGGAGTAGTTTACTGTCGTTTTCTTTCCTCCCCACGGCTTGTTTATTGCCCGGTGATAGCTTTTCCCGGAATACTTCATTTTCTTCGGTGGATTTTTTCCGGTGACCTGTTTGAATAATTTCTTTTTTTGTCTCTTATTCATTTCTTTCCTTTCTCGTTGCTCAGCAGCCGATCACAGACGAACTCAAATTCTAACAATAGTTCAAAATCCGTCTTTCTACTCAACTTTCTGTCAATCTCTTCTACCTTGTATTCTCCGAAAATACGATCCCCGGAGGCTCTTGCGTTGTTTATCTGAGCAGTTGTACAATGTAGCTCTTCCTTGATCTCTCCGCTTGTTACATTCTCCAGAATCAGATCACCAGATCTATTTCTTACCTCATACAGTTTCTTGACCATTTTGCCCTCCTCAATGTCCGGCAAGGAACGTTTGCATCATTCTAGTTCTCCAGTCTGTCTGATTGTCCGTCCATTTTTCACACTGATCGTCGTCTTCTACCAGACGGCCGGTGCGATCGCAAAGACCACAATCATTTTCTTTACAGGTTTTGCAAGTCTTCTCCATTTTCTATCCCTCCATTTCAATTCCATTGTCAATAAGTTCCTGCATTTCTGCGTCCAGAATGCGGACGTAAGTTCCTCTTACCATCCGCATTACTTCCGGACTTAATTCTTTTGTGTTCTTTTCTGATACCATGCTTTTTGCCAGGGCGAATACATATGCAACGCTTTCATCCTCTGTAACAGTTTCCTGAAATTCGATTACAAGGATTTTTCTTTCCTCATAGCTGATAATCCATGCGTTCTTTACGATTTTCTTGTGCAGCTCAATATGAACATAAAACGGTTTTTCCTGCAATTGTTAGTCCTCCTGACTTTCGATTATCTTTTTGATGATTCTAAGTCCTCCGACAATTAACTGCTGCCTGTAAATTGCCATCCATGGAAAACCTGGCTCTTTTTCTTCTGCTTCAAGAATTTCTTTGAGTTTTCTTTCCTCGTCATACAAATAGCCTGTTATTTCTGTGCTTGTCGGTATCTGAATATCTTTAAGCACTTCCTCCCATGTGCTTGGAATCATTCCCCAAGTGTTTGACTTTTCGTCCTGCTGCTTTTTGGTAGCGTTTTCTTCCTGATCTGATGCTTTTTGGCAGCGTTCTTCCTCTGCATCAAATTCCGGTGAATATGGATCATATAAATTTTTCGCTTCTACGATCAGGCGGCCGTACTTCATTGTTACTTTTTCCTTTTTGACCGTAATTTCCAGACCTGCTGCAAATCCCATGAAAGTATATTCAACTTCGTTTCCGCTAACTGCATGCCATCCATACGGTGCTATCTCTTTTTGTACTGCTTTTGCCGCTTCGCCATTATTCTTGCACTGTCTGCATATTCTCATAATTGTTTTTAATTTGTTTGGATACGCCTCAAACAACGCTTTTACTGCTTCTGCTTCTGTAAGTGTGCTCTGTGGCTTCTCCGGAGCGTCTACGGATACTATGCGGACTGGCTTCTGTTTCTTTCCGAATCTTTTCACCAGCTTCTCAGACAATTCATTCCATGTCAGACTGTACTGCATTGTACTGTCAGGATTGAATGTTATCCCCTCTTTACTGGCCTGATAATTGAAATGTCCGTTTCTGATCCTGACATCCCGGTACCGGATACTGATTAAGTATGCAGCCATTCTTGTGTCGCATTTGACGACTCTTTCTCTCTCACCTTTGTTCAGTGCTTCAAACAGTCTCTCTATCTGCAATTCTGGTTGTACCGGTGTCTCATTCTCTGGCGGTCTCTGCCGCCCGGTTGCCTGCGCAAGCGTGAACTGTCCCGGAATGTCTCTGTTGTCTTCCTGGAGCTTCTTGAAAGCTCTTACCTCTGCTTGCGTTATGATGTCGTGTTCCATGTAGTGCTCCATAGCCTGCTTCTGATATTTTTCATCCAGATCCGCAAGCTCACGGGCCACGGTGATGTTGATTTTCTCCGCCTCAAACTCCGCCATCCATTCGGCGCTGAGTCTTTTCTGGACTGCGTGGTATCTTTCCATCTGTGTTCCGGATACTCCGATTGTTTCTCTCACGATGTCTCTTGTTTTGCCTTTCAGTCCAGCAAGGTTTTTCAGCTCTTTTATGATCTCCTCGGTATCCAGAGCTTCTCGCATCTTCTCCCAGTCTGATTTATCCCTAAACCGGTTCGCCTGGATAACAGACAGGCGTTCAAGCAACTTTGATATTGCGTCGTCATTTTCCCTTGTTGCCGAACCGTTAATGCAGTTTTCCTCAATCAAATTCTTACGTGCATTATCTTTTACTTTTGTATATTTGCAGTTTATCTTTCGAAACTCTTCATGTCCCTCCTCTACCAGCATCCTGCAGCACATTGTCCGGCAGTGTCCGGAAATTATGTAATCCTCTCCGTCCCTCTCTTCGATCAGGACATCCTGCATCACTCCGAACAGCAGTATAGAGTTCTTCAATCCCTGCAGTTTCTCCGGCTTGACCCCGTAAAAATTCGCTTTCGATGGGATTAGTTTGAACACGTCTCTGTACACCGTATCACTTGAGTTTTCTTCCTGTATCTGTTTCGGACGTTTCGCAACCATATCGGCAAGGTTAAAAGCCATTACTCCTCACCTCCTGATATGTTCAGCTCTGCAACATACTCTGTTACAAGGTCCTCATAGTCCTTTGCAGCTAAAGATCTCGGTGAGTACTTCGGAATCGGGATTCTCGCGTATGTACACTCTGATACTTTTCTGGAATATCTGATACGTGTTTTTAACATCGGGTATTCTGCTGCCTGGATCAGCTCCAGCCCTTGTCGCTGCGCTTCGTTTCTTCTGTCGTATTTCGTGATAAAGATCCAATAATTCTCAAGATCTTCGTTCAGGTCCTCTCGCGTATGCCGGATCTGATTGACAAGCTCCGGTAGTCCCTCTCCGGTGTTGTCGTCGATTTCGACAGGAATCAATACATCATTGCACGCTGTCAGCGCATTGATCGTGGAGATATTAATATCCGGTGCGTTGTCAATGATGCAGAAATCATACAGATCCTTGACACATTCGAGTGCGTTCTTGATACGATACTGCTGCGGGCGTGTCTGATCCAGCATGACCGTCTGATTTGCTGTAAGCAGACGCATGTTTGCCGGGAGCACGTCCAGATTCTCAAAATCTGTTTTTTTGATGAGCTTGTGCATCCAGTCTTCCGGATGCCGCGTCGTCATGATCCTGTCAATGCCCTCTCCATCCTGGGTGCGTCGGTTCAATCCTCTCGATGCATCCCCTTGCTTATCGTTGTCAAGCAGGAGCACTCTGTATCCCTGGTTTGCAAGGATGTACGCAATGCTGTTTGATGTGATCGTCTTAGCCACTCCGCCTTTTAAGTTAATAACCGCTACTGTTCTCATAATTTTCCCCTTTTCTTGTTGTTATTCTTTTCTTTTTCCGCAGCTACATCCGTCCCCTGGTTTCAGTTTTCTGCGTATTCCCTCTACACACTGGCAATAGCCTATGTTTTCTGGTTCTGAGTAATATCTGTACTCACATTCTTCGCAGAGTACAATATGCTTGTACCTGTCCATAAGTTTCATAGCCTGGCTATGGTCAAAGTGATTGATCTTGTCATATTCTGCTTTGATCCCGTCTGTATGCTTCTGCAGTTCACAGTAATGGCAGAAATAATCCAGTTCCTCCTGGTTTAAATCTTCTTCTCTGTATCTGCAGATATTGTCGCAGATGTATTCTTCCAGAGCTTCAATGTTTGTGTCTATTCCGTCGTCCTCTTTCTTCGTCGGCTCGGCGCATCCATTCGGGTTTGCCGTTCTCTGGCTCGCTGTCAAAATAAATCCCTCCTTTCTGGTCTTTGTAATACGTGAATTTATATCCTGATCTAGTGATCGTGCCTATGTATTCCATGTCAGCCGGGTTCTGTTCTGGTCTCAGGCTCCATCCCTTTCCCCATATCTCCTCCATCTTTTTTCATTTCCTCCTGCATCCATACGGAGTATGTGTGCTTTCCAGAGTGAGAGGATATCACGATGCTGCACTCTTTTATCTTTCTGCAGATACTCTCCCATTCCTTAGCGTTCTTTATCGGTTTGCCTTTTGTATCTTTGAAATCTGTTGCTGCCATTTCATCTATTTTCAGGATCCGTGCTGCAACAAACGCGTCTTTTGTATATACGCATACCTCACATTCTTTGTGGAATCGTACAAGAGCTTCTTCTAGCGCCTGCAGATTGCACTTGTGATATGTTCCCTCTGCTGATCCGAACCCTACACGGGTTACTGGTATGCATCTTCCGGCCATGGCTTCAAGTACATATCCGTATTTTCGCCAGGTGCATTCCTGGTTTTGTTTGTCCGTCTCCAGATATATATTTACTTTCATGCCCTTATTCCCTCTTTTTCTTTACTTTCTTTTTCTGTTCCTGCTTCTTTGGCAGTCTCTTCGTGCGGATCAGTGTATATGTGCGGTATGGTTGACCGGTCACGCTGTTGATGTCTTCGTGAAAAGAGTCTTTTTCCACTTCCCACCCTTTCGGGATTCTGACTTTTCCCCATGTCTCCCAGTGCTTATGCACTTTTTCATCCGGCTCCGGAATTGGCAGGTTCCTCGACGCTGAATAACTCGCCTCCCTCAACCTTGGCTCTGTATCCGGTGTCTTTGTTATGTACGCTGCCAGATCAGCAAACTCACCTTTTTCATACATGAGTTTGTTTTCCACCTGTCCATGCGGCCATGCCTTTCGCAAAATGATGTCGGTATCCGGGATCCTGTTCACTATGATGTGTATGTGCCAGGCTCCTCTTGTGCCTACCTCAATGTTGCGCATCCATTTCAGCTCTGCTCCCCGTTTCTTGTATTCTCTCCGAAGAACCTGCAGGAATGCTTTCCAGTCTTCCTTTGCTGCTTCCATGGACGCCGGTCTCTTGTCTATTGCATATGACAGTCTGGAGAAATAATCATCCACGTCGAAATTGTTCCGGAGCTTCCAGCGCGCCAGCCTCTCCCGGTTATACTGGTTCCTCTTCTTCATCTGCTCCGGGGTGGCTTTCTTCTTCTCCTGCCTCTTCTGTTCCGGTGCTCCATACCTTGCTGTATGATACTCATACACCTCTATGACATTCCGGAACCTCATTCTCATACTTTTGTAGCTCATATAAGTCCCCTTTTGAATCCATCTCTAATACTTCTAGCAAGTTTGCAACAGGGGTTTCTCTCCCCTGCTTTCAGGCTTGCTTTTTTGAGTTTTCAAGGATCCGGCATTACAATGATATAAAGATCGTTACACATGATTCTGAGCTGACATTTGTTGCATGTATGTCAGCTCATTTAGTTTACATAATACCGTGCTGTTTTTTCTTGACTTCACAATATGTTTTCGCTGCTGCTTCCGTCATATTCCCTGGAGCATCAATGTGGTATGCCTCGAACTCCATTGCCTCTCTGAAATGCGCTACAACTAATTCTGTTTCCGGATTATCCTTTCGCATATCTTTTGCGATTATCTCAAGCGCATTGATAATAAACGGCATATCTCCGTTTGGTGCTGGAAAAATAGCGTCTGCAATTTTGTCCAACCACATTGTTTGTCTTTCAAACACCAGTTTAAGCAGCTCACCGCTTCCAGCCTCCTTTGTTGCTTCTCCTATTTTCTTCATAAACTCTTCATATCCATTAAAATCACTTTTAAGCATATAATCCTCCTTGACATTTCTTTTCAGGTTTCTTATACTATTTACAAAAGTTGTTTTTTCTTTTTGGCTCCCACGTTTGCCAACGTGAGAGTCTTTTTTATGTTCTCGAATATATCTTCAATCCAGAGCATGAATATGAATGCGCACACGCTTATCGCAAGTGTAAGCATAATCGCCTGGATCCTGCTGCCGATCTCCCAAACCGGCAGCATTGAGATCAGATACCCTGTCAACATTGATGTGATTACTTTTCGTTCCATTTCTGCCTCCTTATGCTGTTTCCTCTTTCTTCGGCTTCTCTTTCACCTTTACGGTGATGTCAACGCCATGCTTCTTTGAGAGGATCGCGGCAAGAGTTTCGTAGAACCTTACCGCGTTAAATGTTCCTTGTATTTCCATTGTGTTTTCCTCCTTTTTCCGGGAGGCGGTACCTCCCGGTCTTATACTCTTGCTGCATTGAGCTGTTTCGTCAGTCGGATTCCGATCATGATGCCTTTGATCTCACGTTTTTCTCCATAATCCAGGTCTTTCAATAAAGAAATAAATTCCTTTACATCTTCTGTCTGGTTGTCTAATGTGTTTTCTCTTGTTGCCATCATGTTTATTCCTCCTTTCATGTTTGTGTGTATTCCTTTCATATCTTCCGGTATTACTCCGGGTTAGACTTTTGGCTTGCCTCATCAGTGAACACGTTGCCATCGTGTCCAGACAGGGGCGAGGCCCCTGTTTCGGCTATTTGAAACTATATTCTGTTATCTTCCTGTGAATCTCGGAACGAAGAATCCGAAGTCCGTTGCCGGGAACCCTTTCTCTCTGTTAATGTTGTTCACGATTCCATAGAAATCATGGGCGAAATTGAAGTCATCCGCATTCAGCCACTCGTCCAGACGCATATTGAACTTCTTGTCTGCGCTTTCAATGTCCATCATTCTGTCCACATCTTCATCCGGTTTCATCAGGCCCATCACCGTTGCTCTGACCATCACATCCGCATACTTGCTTTTACGTTTTCTTTCTTCTGTTTTCGCTGCTCTCTGTCTGAAATCTATCTTTTTCATCTTCCGGCCCTCCGTCTTTCTCTCTGGTCCAGCATCTCCATCACTTTTCTGTATCTGTTCCGGTTCTCTTTTTGCTTCTTGTACTCCTCTGCGAATCCATGTGCATCTTCTCCGGCGATAGTGGCTTCTGTCATCTGATCTGCTGCCCTTTCCATCTTTCCGATCGACTCTGCTTCCTTGTCATATGCCATGCAATACATCTCCTGTATCAATTCTTCAGGAACCTCGTTCGCCTTTGCCTTGGCTCTCGCATTGCAGAGTTCCGTGTTCAGTTCTGAAATGGTTGTTCTTCTCTTCTTGACGGTCTTTTTCAGGTCTTCAGTCTCTGCTTTCAGGTTCTTATCTTTTCCAGACAATTAGAATTATAGCACGAACTGATACGCCTGCATAGGTGTATTTTTTATACCCATTTTTAAGGAGTGATACTATGAGTATAACAAATGTTGCTATATATGTACGTGTCTCCACGGACCGGCAAGCGAAAAAAGGAGACAGCATCGACGAACAGCTCTCTACCTGTAAGAACTATATTGCATCTAAAGAAAATATGGTTCTTGCCGGTGTTTACATCGACGACGGTATCTCCGGAAGAAAAATCAAGCGTGGGGACTTTGAGCAGCTGCTTGATGATGTCCGACTCGGACGCGTGGATCTGATTATTTTTACTAAACTTGATCGCTGGTTCCGTAGTCTGCGACATTATTTGAATACGCAGGCGATTCTCGAAGCGAATCACTGCGACTGGCTTGCTGTCGATCAGCCGTACTTTGACACTACGACACCGCATGGCCGGGCTTTCGTTGCGCAGTCCATGACCTTTGCAGAGCTGGAAGCGGAGAATGATTCCGTCAGGATCCGGGATGTGTTCGATTATAAATACCGCCAAGGGGAAGTTTTATCCGGAAAGGCTCCGCTTGGGTATTCCATTGAGAATAAGCACCTGGTACTTAATCAGGATGCCGACAAAGCTCTGCATATCTTCCAGTTTTATGCTGAATGTGGTTCTCTAAATCAAACAATCGCGCATCTGGAATCTGACATGGGGATCATTATGTCCCAGGACAATCTCAAAAAGTCTATTCTAAAAAATAAGAAATACATTGGAGTGTTCCGGGATAACGATCATTATTGCCCTGCTATCATTCCAGTTGATCTGTTCGAACGTGTGCAGGAACTGCTTGCTATTAATATCAAAAGCAGTCAAAAATACAGTTATGTGTTTAGTGGCTTGCTTCGCTGTGCTCACTGTGGTCAGGCTTTTTCTGGATTTACACAAAAAGCAAAGAAAAAAGCCGGTGGTTTTTACAAATATCCGTACTACAAATGTCATGGGGCTTATCCTAATAAGCGTTGTATCAACCGTAAGATGGTTCCCGAATCATATATAGAAAAATACCTGCTTATAAATGTCAAAGATCTCCTGCAGGAGCATATTGTAGAATATGAGATTGCAAGCGCAAAGATTGTTGATTATGATTCCCGGAGAGCTACACTTCTGAAAAAAATTGATAAACTGAAAGATCTGTACATAAACGACATAATCACCATGGATGAATTAAAAATGGATAAAGAGAAATATATGAAAGAATTGGAAGATCTCCCACGCAGCCAGAATCAGAAAGATCTAGCTCCAATCAAGAAACTCTTGAAAATGGATCTTGATTCGATATATAAGACGCTGGAACCGGCAGAACGCCGTCAGCTCTGGAGATCTGTCATTAAAGAAATTCAAATTGACGATCATAAGAATTTAAAGATTATTTTTTTATGACTTTTTTATAGTAGTAACTGATAGTAACCTGTGGGTTGCTATCAGTTACTACTACTAATTTATAACACTATTTTATTAAATCAGATAGCAATAAGATCTTTCCATGTTGCCGGTCCGCATACTCCATCTACTTCCAAGGCTCCGTTTCTTGATTTCTGGTATGCTTTAAGTGCATAAATAGTATTGTCCCCAGCTTCTCTGTCAAGGTCAAGAACTTTGCTGTTTCTTCCTTTGAATCCTCTTGCAACAAGAATTTCCTGCAAAAGCAAAACGGATGTTCCTGCGCTTCCTAACTGTACTGTTTCCGGTTCAAACATGTATTTACCTCCTGTTACTGTGTTACTATTTTCCTTTGTGTTGCTTATCTCTCCATTAACAATACTGTAATCTGGTGTACAGAATTTTGTTCCAGGGAGCTTACTGTTCAGGTAGCTTTTCGCGCATACTCCTCCACCATTGGCTACGATTTCAGATGCTCCCGACGTATTTCCCTCAATCGTATAGAATCTGTCACCGATTACTGCTGTAACGATTCCTGTGTGTGTAAAAGTTCCTCTGCGGTAAAAGATCACAATATCTCCTACTTTCGGGTTTGCGTTCCTTGTGAAAAGGTTTCCTAAGGTCGGGCAGTATACATATGGCCAATGTTTGAGAAGTTTCTTTGCATTTTCTAATCCGAACGCTTTCATAAAGCACCAGCTCACAAAGCAGGCGCACCACGCCTGTCCCTGGTATCCTGGGTAAACGTCGCGCCAATATTTTGTGTAATTAGCTGATCCTGCATTTGCGGTTTTGTCGTTCAGTTGATTGTTACTTTTTTTCTCTAAGTATCCAATCTCATTTTTTGCAATCATTATAACTTTCTCAATCGCTTTATCCATGTTGATTCCTCCTTCCTGTACAGCATAATCTTTGTAGAATATGTTTCTGTCTACCGTTCCAGCAATTCCCGGTATCTTTGCTTTACTGGAGTACTGCCATCCTACTCCGAAGTCTGGGCGCAGGCGTTCCTGCAATGTTCCATTATCGTTTTGTGGATAGCGTGCTACCCAAAATTCATACTTTTTCAAATGGCTGCATATTACATTTTCGTACCAGTCTACATTGCAATAGATTCCGAACTTATACCCTGCATTAACAATAATCTTTTCAAATGCTTCTGTCATTTTGTGGAGACTTTCAGCTCCAAGTGCTCTCTGATTGTTCCACTCAAGATCTAACCAGACTGGAAATTGCAATTTCCGTCCAGCTAATACAGAAATAATTTTCTGTGCCTCTGACTCAATCTCTGGGATTGTCATTGCATAAGAGTATTTATATACTCCTGTTGGAATGTTATGCTCCTGGCACGCTGCATAATTTTTTTCAAAATATTTATCTGTAACGTTCCCGGCTTCTGTGATCCGGAGAATAGCGAACCCCATACCGTAATTCGCGACTGTTTCCCAGTTGATATTTTTCTGCCAGGCGGAAACGTCAATTCCTTTGATTTCCATGTTTACCTCCAGGAAAAGCCCGGCATTATACCGGGCTGTGCAAAATTATTTTGTTCCATCAGAAAACAAGTTGTTCAGGTTTTCGTCTGCCTCTACTTCCGGGATTCCTGCGACGCTTGTGAGCAGACTTACAACTCCAGCCACTACTGCAGACGATACAACCATCTTCCAGTCCACTGCAGAGATCACACTTCCGGCTCCGATCACACCCACTGCAGTCTGCGCCATTGTTTTTACGGCTCTGATTCCTGCTTTCTTCCACCATTTCACTGTGTCTACGCTTGGTTTAAATACGCAATTTTTAAACATTTGCCCCTCCTTATATTCCAAACTGTTTTGCAATAATTCCAACTGCAATGCCTAATATAGCTGTTAATAAGTAACTTGTTACTGTCCGCCACTTTTCCCCGTCTCTTGACTCAAGAGCTTCCAGTCTTGCGCTCTGCTGTCCCTGCTCTTTCACCATGTTCTCCATGTTGTTTGCAAGCGTCTGTACAGATGTAACTAATTCCTGGAGCTGTTGAACACTGTTTTCCAGAATTTCAATCCGTCTGTTCTGTCGGTTGTCTTCTGCCTCAATTCTTTTGCGGAACTCCTCATGTTCTGCTCTTGAAATCTGTTCATTTTCCATGCTTATTTCCTCATCATCTACGTCTGCATATTTGCGGCAGGAATACTCAATTATATCTAAATCCTGCTGTATATCCTCCAGAGGTTTTGCTTTCTCTTTATCTTTAATATACAGCAGTAAATCATAAATAGAAGACCATTGCCTGCTAATAATTTGTAATTTAGTCATGTTTCCCGATTACTCAGTAATTTCCTCCATGCCTGCATCAATAAGGAGTTTTTTTACCTTTTCTTTTAACAGACGTGGAACTCTGTTATATTCCTCTTTTGCTTCTTCAATAGTATCTTTACTTAAAATTTCAGTAACCCATAATTTTGCCATCATTTCTTTATCTCCTTTGCTCAATAACATTATAATTAAATTTCTACGCATAAACCTGTTCGCTCATTTCCAGCAGGCAGTCTTTCAACATTTCGATCTGTTCTGCCTGCTCTGCAAATTTCTGTTCAGTGCTTTTTTCTTCCTTCGGAATATATTTCAGATATTTTTCCGGGGATGCTCTTACAGTCTCCTCTGAAATCTTTTTCTGGTCTTCCCGGAACTGGTTGAAATCATATTCATACACTGTCTGTTCGATGTGTTCCGGATTCTCCGGATCTCCACCTGAATAAGTCTCTGTTACGATATTTTCATTCAGGCAGATCATTACATCTACTTTTCCGTCAGGCAGCGTATTCCAGGTTACAGGATCCTGCTTTTCTGTAAATCTTGCTTTCACGGCTTACCCTCCTTTTCGCTTTCTCAAATATCTTATCTACGTTATACTTTTCTCTGAAATATTCAGAGTCGGAATGTTTGAACCATCCGTAATATGCTATACACCGGTACGCAAGATCTAATGGTATCGCTTTTCCTTTCTCCGCATACTTCCCGGCTTTTACAAATGCCCTGCGTCCTCTCAGGAAAATGCTCCGTCTTACCTCTGTGTGGTCCCGATATATTTTGAATCCCATCATATCAATAGGTTCTCCATGATGTTTTCCCTCTTTGTCTATCCAGTCGATCTGGAACAGCTTCCAGTCTGGTTTTACCGTCAGATCTAAATACTCATTCATGTATTTAACCAGGAGCTTCATTGCTTTTCTTACGTCTGCCTTTCTACTTCCGATCAGTATGAAATCGTCCATGTAGAACAATACATGATTAATCAGCCTGATTTCTTCTGTTGTTCCGTCTCGGTGTTTCTTCCTCTTGAATAGCTTTTCAGCAGCATAATGATAAGCTGCACTCAGATAATAATTACAGAGCCATTGGCTCAAGTATGATCCGATTGACAGCCCCTGATCGAATGAGTCAATTAAAACGAAAGTCAAATAAAGCAGGCCCCCATTTCTGACCTGCTTTTCTAACATTCTTTTCATTTTTCTCCTGTTGATGGATGGATAGCATTTCCGGACATCTCCCTTTGCTGCTACTCTGGTCTTGCCCGGATTCTTGCGGATCCACTTTTCAATTGCTTCTTTTCCATAGATCTGTCCTCTCCCTGGAATGCTCGCACATTGATAAGTTCCTACTTTTCTTACAAATAATTCTTTTAAGCCGTTTGTGGCTACGTAATCGTATATCTGCTGTTTTATGCACTCAACACCTATATCTCTTACTTTCCCTGAATTTCCATCCAGCCTTGCGCTTGTCTTTATAGGATCAAAAGATACTTTTCTGAGTTTTATTTCTTCTTCCATTCCTGCCGCTGCTGTGCAGACTAAATTATGTAACCAGTCTTTAAAGTTTTCTTTTATAATCCTGTGTATCTGCCTGGCTGTAATAATATTCGTATAGTTTGCCAGAAATCGGGCTGTATCCATACGGTTCCATTTATCGCTCAGACATTCATAGATACATGCGGTTATAAAGTTCTGATCTAATGTTATATTTTTACAATACCGTTTCATTCGTTTCTTGATATAATGGGTTTTCGGTTTTTCTACTCACCCCACGCATGAATCAACTGCATTCATGGTCCTTGTCCCAGGCTCCTATGCTCCCGATCACAAGGTTCGGCTTCAATCAAATTTCGGTGATGCCCCACGCTGCTGTTGCAGGCTCCGTCCTGCGGAGCGAAATGTAACACAAATATCAAATCATTTTCAAGAAAATCCGGAAACGATATTCCAGTTCGCATTGCCAACGCCATTGTTCGCATTCAGAATCCAGAGGCCGTAAATCGTGCCATTGTTCAGATTGCCCAGGGACAGCCAGGGAACAGGAACCGCTACCTCGTGTTACAAGTCCGTAATTTATTGCTATTCTGCTTTTTCGAAGTTGATTAGTTATCAGTTACATAGAGGGGACAGCCCCTCTGTCAGGCCGCCGCCTGCCATTCACCCCGTGTGCCGTTCGGTGAAACGCCGGAAACGATACCCCAGGACGCACCGCCAACGCCAGAGTCCGCATCCAGAATCCAGAGGCCGCAAACCGTGCCAAAGTTCAGAGAGCCCAGGGACAGCCATTCTCTTTGGCCGCTCGTGCCTGAATCTGTATACAGTCCATTGCAGAATCCTGTTGTACTTCCGGCTTTTGTTTCCGTCGGTACCATGATTCCCAGGGCTGGATCAACAAAGCATTTTGAGATGTATTTCCATGATGCTGCTGTGTATGTTACCTGAGCCGCTACTTTCTTGTATCGTGTCTTTGCTGCATTCATATCCGTTGTAAGCAGTGACGCATCCATACAGATGTATACGTCTCTCTTTGGTGTTCCGTCTTCATCTGTAACAATATCCATAAATACATTACTGAGGACTTCATAAGCACCGTATCCGGTTTCGATTCCCTGGATCTTGAATGGATTCTTGTTATCTGTATTTGAGAACGGTGATCCATCTGATCCAAGCACGCTGTCGGTTGAGCCGGTCCGCCATGGCATTGTTGAGATGCAGGTCGTTAATGTCGTGTTGAATGGTTCTGTGTCCAAATATATTGCAGAATTTGTATCGTCTACCGGTTCAATCTTCAAGATCTTCACGTCATATGCGAGGTTGTGCATGTATGCGTAATATCTATCTTTATTTGTATTTGAACCAATATCCCCGACAGATACATAAGACCCAACAATATAATTGTTGGCTTTTGCTTTTGGGAGAATCACTCTTGTTACTCCGGTTTCTGCAACTGCTGCCATTTCCTGCATTGAATAAGAATTACATCCAGCCATAACGCTTCGGCTGTTCGTTGTTGCATATAAAATAATCATCATGAGCTGTTTGTAAAAGAGATCCCAGTTTGTTGTTCCCACGTACATTGAGCCTTTCTTTCTCATGTATGCAATCAGTCCTGTGTATGATACTGGTTTTCCTCCTTTCTGGCTTCCGTTTGCCAGAATCAATCCAGCGGAGCTGTACGGCACTCCATCAATGTCTCCGGCTCCGTATTTTCCGTGGATCATAAAAGGTGAAATTGTTCCGTCTGGATTAATTGACTCTCCCATTGGTCTAAGGCCAAGGGCTTCGTTCGGACTGTCTGAATAATGATAATCTACATACTCAGGATTGTCTGTGATTCCAACCCATGCGGACATTGTGACCTCTCCCACATCTACTTTTCCGGTCTTTTTGAAATCCGGTTGTCCCTGCAGTGCAGTCACATGGTTAAAGCCTTTATTATCTACGGTAAAATTACATGGAAAGTGCATGAATACGCCAATCTCCCTGTAATCATCCTGTCCGATTGCTGTATTTGTGGACGGTTTTCTCACCAGTCCTTCATTGTCGTTCAGTTTCACGCCTGTTGGACTGGTAGAAGTGTCATACTTGTAGATTCTCGTTGTATATACTTTTCCAGTCCTGCGGAGGGCAAAGAAATTTGAAAGTGCGTTTTCAATTCCTCCACCTGCTGCAGTAATATTCTGAATCTGTTTATTTGCTTCTGTCTGTAAATTGTTCACCGCAGTTTCTCCGGTCGTCTGGAGATCTGCCTGCAGCTGTGTTCCTTCCGTGATTTTTTCTCCCAGGGATGTGTTCAGATTAGAGGCGGTTTTATTTGTTGAATCCAATCCTGATTTTGTCTGTGTCGCAGTTGCATTTGATGAATCCAGGTCGGTTTTGGTTTTTCCGGCCGCTGTGTTTGAATCATCCAGATTCTTTTTTGCTGTATTTGCTGTTGAGACTGTGGTATCCAGCTGGCTTTTTAAAGCAGTTCCCTGTGTAATATCAGAGTCAAGTCCCTGTTTTAATGTCGTTCCTTGAGAAATATCTGATTCCAGATTCCCTTTTAACGTCTGTGCGGTGCTTATGGATCCATCCAGATCAGTTTTTCTTTGTGCAGCCGTTGTATTTGTACTGTCCAAATTCTTTTTTGCTGTATTTGCTGTTGAAACTGCAGTATCTAGCTGACCTTTTAAAGCAGTTCCCTGCTCGATATTCGAATCAAGACCCTGTTTCAAGGCTTCTGCTTTCTTTACATCTGCTGCAAATGTCTGTTCTGTATGTTCGTTTTTCGCTACTTTTTCGGTTATATCTGTCTGCGCTTCGAGAATGTCAGTTTTAACCTGATTGTATTCGTTGTTTTCATCCGAGACTGCATTTATCGCATTAACAATCGCATCTCTGACGTCTCGCCCTTTTTGCGCTTTTGCAATCTGATCTGTGTATTTTTTTACGTTTGCCACTTTTATTCCCCCTTATTTACAAGGCAGTCTGAATATTCTTTTGACTTTAAATCTCTTACTTCTGACAGAGTAGAGGTAAGCATGTAATCCATTAACGACGCAGGGATTCCATACTGTGCCATTGCTCCAAATACCACGTTTCGAATTTCTTCTGTTCTTTTGTCCAGGATTGCCCCTAACGGAGGAGCTTCTACTGCTTTCTCTACTGTATTATTATCCTCTTTCTGTTCCTGTGCGGTGCTTTCTTCTGTGTCCGACTCGGACACCTTTGTTTCTTCCTTAATAGTTTCTTTATTGTCCTTTTCTTTTACTTCATTCATTATGCTGTTTTCTCCTTTTCCTCATAGAGATTTTGAATCAGTTTAAGCATTAACGGAATAAGTATTCGGAAATTCCAGTCTTCCGGTTTCCCTTCTTCATTCAGTTGTGCAGCTTCTGGAAAGATGCTATATACATCTTCTGCATAGAAACCTGGTAGCTTCTTTCCGTTTAGCCAGTCTGTCGGGCTTAAATAGTTTTCTTTGTACTTAAACCATATTACCGGCACATCTAGTATTTTTTTCGCTTCGTTTATTGTCATATCTGCGATATGATTTTTATATCGCTTTGATGATGATGATAAATAAGCCACTGTTGCTCCGTCGCTCGCAAATACCATATGCCCTCCAGACGTTACATGTTGCAAGTTGTATATTTGAAACCTGTCCGTTCCATCTGAGAACGAACTGGTTCCGCAATATATCTTCACTCCACTTTGAATTTTAAAAGCATTTGATACTGATGATAAAGTAACGTTTCCTATCTGGATTTCCCCTGAGCTTTTCAGGGTTATGTTTCCGGCTTTCAGATATGTTGAGGCTATTTTCCATCCGCCTATTGTTCCGCTTGTAGCTTTCATTGATCCATTTGTAAGAATTTGAAAGTAACTATTCGCCGTCACTAATCCGTTGAAATTAATCTTTGATGCTTTAATCGTTACAGATTCTGACGACTGGTTAATTTCAGATATTACGGATCCTTTTGATACTTTTGAGCTAATTGAATTTGCTGTTTGTGTAATCGAACTGCTCAGACTTTCTTCTGCAGCTTTCGCCCTTTTCACTTCTGATGTGATTGACCCTTCTGCAACAGTAATTCTTGATATTGCAGTGTCAGCTGTATCTTTTGCAGTATCTGCAGTATCTTTCGCTGCATCTGCAGTGTTTTTTGCGGCATCCGCCTGTGCTTTTGCAACGCTAATGTCTTGATCCTGGATTCTTTCCCATGATGCTGTTTTACTTCCAGATGTCGTTCCGGAGCACTTCCAAAGCAAATTGATGTTGTTTCCGTAATTTCCATGGTTCGGACTCTCCGGATATGTTCCTTTTGACAATTCTGTTACTGTGTAGTTTGGCAATGATTCCGCAGTTCCGGTTCCTTCTCCTGATGTACTTGTCACTGATGCTATGCTGAATCCGTAGAAGTTGCAGCTTGAGCTATCTGTACGCCAATATACATAAAATTCTGATGTCGGAACAAAGACGGAAGCTCCTGCTATATCAGTCCCTCCGAATTTTCCCGCAAGTTTCATAGTTCCGTTGTCGTTGTAATAAATCTTTACATAATCGTGATTTACACTCTCTGTCCTCGAATCGGATGAAAATGTGATCTTTAATCCCGGAGTTTTATACGTGTATCTATACGCATATCCGGTTGTAATATCATAGTAAATATCTCCGACATGCAAAGATTTTAAGTCATCAGTTGTCCAGGCTGAGGCTGGTTCATTTGATGTTGTCGGGATTTTACTTCCGTAGAAATTTCCGTTTTTCTCAGATACTGCCTGGCGTACGGTTTTTACTTCAAGAGTGATGTTATCTACTGCCAGCTTTATAGCCGTATTCATTTGTTCTGTTGTAGAATAACTTTTCAGCTTTGTATCTGTATCTGCTTTCGCATTCTTTTCCGCCTGATCTGCCGCTGTCTGTCCGGCTTTCGTGGCATTTGTTTCTGCGTCGGCTGCTGCTGTCTGTCCAGCTTTTACTGCATCTTTATATTTTTCTTCCACCTGTACTGTTGTCGTATAGGTTTTTGACACCTCTAAAGAAATGCTATCTGCAGCTTGTTTAATTGCGCTGTTCATTTCCAGTGTCGTCGAGTAATTCAGTAACTTTGTGTCTGTATCTGCTTTCGCATTCTTTTCCGCCTGATCTGCTGCGTCCTGGCCAGCTTTCGTGGCGTTTGCTTCGGCGTTGGCTGCTGCCGTCTGGCCAGCTTTCGTGGCATTGCTCTCTGCCAGATCTGCCGCAGTCTGCCCGGCTTTTACTGCATCTGTATATTTTTCTTCAAGTTGTCCGGTTGTAGCATATTTTTTTGATACTTCCAGGGAAATGCTATCCGCCGCCTGATTGATTGCGCTGTTCATTTCTACTGTCGTAGAATAGTTTTTCAGCTTTGTATCTGTATCGTCTTTTGCATTCTTTTCTGCCTGATCTGCCGCGTCCTGGCCTTCCTGCACTGCGTTTGCATAAAGTTTATTTGCCATTTCCTGTGTCGTATATGTCTTCGACACTGTTGAGAGGATATTTGTCTCGGTCAGCGTTATTGCTGATCTGAGTTTTTCTTCCTCTCCCTTTGCCCTGGATACTTCTGCAGTTATGATTCCTTCCTGTACTTCAATTTTTGAAAGTGCAGATTCTGCTGTACTCTGAGCTGCTTCAATGTCCTTATCTTTTACCCTTACCCATCCATACTCATTACTATCATTTTTCTGATACTGATAAGCATAGCCAGTTGTGGTATTGAAAAAGAGATCTCTTTCATGCTCCTGTCTCAATTCATCAGTTGTCCAGGCTGAGGCCGGATTGTTTCCGGAAGTAGGCTCATAATTTCCATACCAGTTTCCGGATTTTCTTTTTAACTGCTGCTCCAGACTTGATACAGAAAGAGTTATTTTCCCATCCATGGCTTCTATGGACGTTGTGACCTCTTTTAATATTGCTTTTTTATTTTCTGAGTCCCCGTCAGATATTTTTGTTTCAATGTAATTTTTACATTCTGTTGACAGGGCTTCTGTTTTAATTGAACCGGCAAGGATTCTCTCTCCCAGAATGGTTCCGTCTAAAGTCATGCCGGCGGTATATGGACCGGCATAGCCATTGTGTGAACCTCCGATTCCGTTTTTATTTATCTGCAGTATATTTGTTGCCTGGTTTTTATCCGGTGCGTCCATGTACAGATCTCTGAGCCAGAGACCGTTTTCATCAAATTCGGTGAGCTTATATCCACCTTTCGCTCCCGTCATTTGCTTCGTAAGGTTATCAATTGCAGACTTCATCCATTCTGTCTGAACTCTGCCTGCGTCTGTTGTCTCTTGTCTGATCTGTGTGAATGTTCCGGATGTCTGATCTGTAAAAGACTGCTGCAGGTTTTCTCCAAGTGTCAGCTGCGCCTGATCTGGCTGTTGCAATGGTATTTTCATTTCCATAACTGGAAGAACTTTCTTCATTCCGTATGGAATCGCATTGCAAAGCACTCTGTCCCCTATGTCAAACGAATCGTAATCCTGTCCGAATAAAGACAGGTCTACGGCAGTCAGCGAAATAACAAGACTTTCATACTGGTTACTTGTCAGATATTCTGTTGCTTTTTTCAGGAGGTTCGCTGGCGTTGCTACATCGTCCCACTTCTCTGTTTTCCACACCCATCCGAAACTTTCTACCGCCTCTTTGCTGTATATGTAGTCTTTTCCGTCGTTTACGGATGTAATGTCCACATTCTTTTCAAGACGTTCAAATTCGGATGCGTTTTCGTCTGTTTCCTGTTCGATTGCTGCCCCTAGCGGGATCAGAGCTGTGATAACATCGTCGGCAGTCATTGTCTCTGAGTAATCAAGCAGGTTCTCTCCGAATTGAATTGGTTGTTCGCAATACTTGCCGTATTCCTGTATATTTATCCAGTCAAGGTATAGTTTGTCTTCTTCGTGTCTGAGTCTCAGGTATCCGCCCAGGCGATCAACTAGTTTCTCCCTGATCGCTTCAAGGGTGTTTTCTCTGTCAGTTATCCTGTACAGAGAGTCATTGCTGTCATGGATCGTAACAACCCCGATATAGATTTTCTTTCTGTCCTCAACCTGATTATTGTGCAGCTGTAGCCACGCGTCTAACATTTCCCTGGGCGACATGTCGTGCCATTCCTGCTGCGGCAGAATCGTATCTGCCAGGAACGACAACGCTCCGGTTGCTTTAATCGGTTGATTTTTAAACCGGTCTTTTTCTCTTGTGCGGACTTCTCCGTAAAAGATTTCTGTTTTATCTCTGTACACTGAAATCATGCTTTTTCTGTTATGAATATCATTGTACAGAGGATTTAAAGCCGGTACTTTCAGGGTTAACTCTCCTGCATATCCTGTCTGCAGGTCCAGCTCCGGATTGATAACTGCTGCCTCCCGGTCTCCTGGATAATACAGGATCTTGCCATCTAATTTAATTTTGTACATTACAATGATCCCCTCCTGTAAACAATGTCCAGTGTTCCTGATCCGGCAAATTCAAGTGTTACGTCAGATCCGTATACAACAATATCTGGAAAGCGATTTCTCCCCAGTGTCAGAGTGTAGGTTTCTCCGCACGCTGTCACCTTTAGTCCTGTTGATCCAATACTTTTTACATTCAGCACCGGAACGATTGCTACATCTCCAGAATATACTGTATATGATCCTGATCCAGATATTGTGATCCCGGCTCCCTGATCTATCACTCCGGTTTCGAAGTCGAACGGATCCCAGAGCCATTCCTCCGTTGAGTCAGCAAGCGAATATTTATAAGGATCTGCTTTCGGAACGCTTAAATGAAATTGACCGATCTCTCTTGACCGGTCAAAATCTGTTATGTACGCTCTTCCGGTCCAGTAATATGCTGGATCGTTTGAAAATGTTATCCTTATATTTTTACCATGCAGTCTGTTTCGAATATTCGAAATAAAACTGTCCCAGTCTTCGCGTGGCTTCTTACCTCCGAACAGAATATCAATTTCCCTTGATTTATATACTGGTCTGCCGGTGATTGCTTCTGATCCATCCAGAAAACCGTCAGCTCCTGGGACATCAATGAAATACGTCTCTACCTCTGGTTCCCCGATATAATCATTATTGCCAATTGCGCAGCCCCAGTCTGCTAATGTATCTATGACTTTCCCAGAGTTTTCAACAGTGATTGTTGCTTTTATTGTCAATACATTATTCATCTGTAAGCTGCCTCCTTTGCTATTCTTCCAAGTTCATTATTGATTGCAGGTGCAAGTTTCCCAGCCCATTCTCTGTTGTCAAAATAGATCTCCTGTCCTGCGCTCATTACCTGGATCAGCTGTGCCAGCATTCCGGTTATTCCGGTTATATCTGTTTTGTTCAGGTTATTAGCTGGTTTCATTGAACTTGTATCTAACTGCATATCCATCTGAACATCTTTCATTGCGTCAGCAACAAGTCCCTGGCTCTTTTCAATTCCTGTCGCAAGACCTTTCATAAAGTCCGGCATCCATTCTTCATAGTAATGCAATGGACCCTCATCCGGTCTTGAGAAATGCAGCCACGATCTGATTGTGTTCGCCACGTTTGATACTGCATTCGTTACGTTACCTATGCAGCTCCTGATTCCGTTTGCAATACCATTCACGAAATCCTGCCCCCATCGAACCGCCTGTCCTGGCAATCCCGTTATATAACTGATTGCACTAGAAAATCCATTTACAACAGCAGAATATACGCCTGACAGTGCTCCGGATATTCCAGATACAACGCTGTTAAATGTATCAACAGCTCTGTCTTTCATGTTTCCAGCGTATTGTATAACTGTTTCCTTTACGTTCTGCCACGTTTCGGACGTTCTCTCTCTGATGTTATCCCAGTATTCTGAGGCTCTGTCCTTTAAATTCTGGATTGCTTCTGTTGCGCTTTCTTTCAGTTTTTTCGCATTATTAACAACAAATCCTTTGATTGCTGTCCATGCTTTTGCTGCTGCCTGAGAAGCAGAATCCCAGATTTTTGATACTGTGTCCCGGAATCCTGTAAATAATGTTGTGACTGCGGTAACAAGTCCTTTTGCCAGAGCGGACACAACCTGCTTAATTCCGGTCCATATTGTTTGCGCTGCGTCTTTGATATTTGTCCAGATATTTGATGCGTCTGTTTTGAGCTTATCAAAGTTTCCTGTTACCAGGTCAATCAGTAAGATCACCGGTGCAAGAATTGTATTTTTCAACAGTTCCCATGCGCCCTGTGCAATCGTTACAAGTCCCTGCCAGATGTTCTGCAGTGTATTAACTGCATTCTGCCATAGTGTTGTGATCGTTGTCACAATTCCGGATATAACCGGATTCTGCATCATTGTTGTCCAGATATTTGTAAAGAAATCCGAAATCTGCTGCCAGATGCCGGACCACCACGCTGGAATACCCGTAAAAAATGCAACAACGCTGTTCCATGCCTGCGGTATTGTTACGGTAAAAAAGTTTACGATTCCATTCCATATCTGCATGAAAAAGTCCGAAACCTGCTGCCAGATACCAGACCACCATTCCGGAACTCCTGAAAGAAATTCCATCAGTGTGCTCCACGCCTGCGGTATTGTGTCTGTAAAAAACGATACAATTTTTTGGACGACTGCATTTACTGCATCCCGGAACCATTCGCATTTTGTGTACAGCAATACCAGAGCTGCCACAATCGCGGCTATGACAGCAATAACTGGGTTTGCGGCTATTACTCCAAACAGCGCGGTAAAAGCACCTTTTAGTTTTCCAATAATACTCGTTATTGTTGTTAAAGTTTTCATCTTAGAAAACAGTCCTGTAATTGCAGATATTCCGGTTGCAACCTTTCCAACCATTATCAACAACGGACCAATCGCGGCGACTATCAGTGCAATTGTAGCAACTACTTTCTTCTGTCCTTCACTCATTCCATTGAGCTTTTCAACAAACCCTTGAATAACTTCTGCCGCTTTTCTGATATATGGCATCAGGATTTCTCCGAAGGCAATTGCCAGCTCCTGCAAGGCACTCTGCAAAGTTGTAAGCTGTCCATAAAGATTATCCTGCATGGTTTCAGCCATGTTTTCAGCGGATCCTTTGCAATTATCAATATTTTTTATAAGTTTCTGGTAATCTTCATCTGATGAATTGATTATTGCGAGCATGCCGCTCATGGCTTCTTTTCCAAAGATAGCTGTCGCTGCCTGCGTCTGCTCTGCTTCTGTCATTCCTCCCATGGTTTCGCGTAAAAAATCCATGGTTTCACGCAGTGTTTTCATGCTGCCATCTTCGTTTTGCAGTGCTTTATTGTACAGTCTTACATTTTCTGTGGTTCCCTCCTGCAGCTGAGTCAGTGTTTCGTTTGCAGTCGCAAGCTCTGTTTGCTTTATTTCCAACGTTGCGGCAGCGTTTGAGGCTTCTGTTGACTCAGATCCGTACTTTGATACCGCATCATTGTAAGCCTGCTGTGCTTTATCTGCTGCCAGTGAAGCTTTTTGCACTCTGAGCATTTGCTTGTCAATTTTAGCTTGATCTATAGACGTAGCCGATTCTGTTGCGTAGAATCCCCACTTTTCCATTGCGTCTCCAACATCTTTTGACGGTTTTATCATGTTTGTCAGGGATGATCTCAACTGTGTTCCGGCTGACGACGCTTTGATTCCGCTGTTCGCCATAAGGCCGATAGCGACTGCTGCATCTTCTGCGCTATATCCAAGTGCGCCTGCTACCGGTGCAATATACTTGAATGTTTCTCCCATCATTCCAACGTTCGTATTAGCGCTGGATGACGCCTGTGCCAATACATCCGCAAAATGAGAACTATCTTCTGCCTCCATTCCGAAGGCTGTGAGCGCGTCTGTAACAATATCTGACGTAGTTGCAAGGTCTTCTCCAGATGCTGCCGCAAGGTTCATTATGCCAGGGAGGCCGTCGTACATCTGCTGTGTGTCCCATCCGGCCATTGCCATGTATCCCATTGCGTCTCCGGCTTCTTTTGCAGAGAATTTTGTCTGTGCTCCCATCTCTCTTGCGCGCTCTCGCAACTTATCCATGTCTTCCGCAGATGATCCGGATATTGCGGCCACATTGGACATGGAGCTGTCAAAATCTGCCGCAGTCTTTACTGCTGCTGTTCCAAGTCCTGTCACTGCCGCCGTAACCGGAAGCATTTTTTCTCCGGCAGATGTCAGCGACTCCCCTATTTTCCCGGATGTTTCAGAAATCTCGGCCAGTTTTGCGGATCCTGATCCAACTTCATTCTCAAGTGATTGCAAGCTCTGTTCTGTTTCTATAATTGTCCTTTTCAGAGCGTCATACTGTTCCTGGGATACTTTTCCCTCCTGGAATTTCTGCTGTACTTCCCCTTCTTCGTTTTTCAGAAGTTCCAGCTTTTCTTTTGTGTTTCCGATTTCATCAGACAGTGCTCTCTGTTTCTGCTGTAATAATTCCACATTCGTAGGATCCAATTTCAGCAACTTATCAATTTCTTTGAGTTCTGTCTGTGTAGTATTTATTTTTGTATTCAGACCATCAAGCGACTGCTGCATCTGAGTAGGTGCATTCTTTGCTTCATTTTCCAGAGACTTCAAACTCTCCTCGGTTGCAATGATTTCTCTTTTCAGAGCGTCATACTGTTCCTGAGAGATTTTTCCCTCTGCAAACTGCTGCTGTGCCTGCTGCTCTGCAGTCTTTAAGGTTTCCAGCTTTTCTTTCGTGCTTTCGATTTCGTCAGCAAGCGCTTTCTGTTTCTGCTGTAATAATTCCACATTCGTAGGATCCAGTTTCAGCAGATTGTTTATATCTTTCAGCTGTGCCTGTGTGGTCTTTATCTGTGAATTTACATTTTTAAGTGAATTTTGTAGTCCTGTGGTATCGCCGCCAATTTCAATCGTAAGTCCCCTTATGTCGCGGCCTTTAGACAAAAATTATCACCTCCGTTTAGAATTTATCCATATCCTCCTGAGTTGCCATTTTCGGCCATTTATAGTCGTCGTTATTTTTTTCCGTAAAAATATCCAGGACAAGACCTACTGTCAGAAGGTCTAAATCCTGGATACTTATTCCAACTTGCGCGCACCTGAGAAGGAATAGAGGTGTCGTCATTTCCCGGCTACTTGGTCGAAGTTTTTTTTTGCTTCTGCCTGTGTCTGCTGGTTCAGGTTCCAGAGTTTTACAATCTCCGGGAAAATTGTATAAATTGAAAATGTATCAAACTGATCTAACCAGTCGTATACATCTTCTGGGAAATCCTGTCCCTTTTTCTGTGCTGCGTGTTTTGCCATTACGAACGCTACATTTTCGAACATCTCCAAGTCCTCAATAGGGATGTCCGACTCGGACACCTTCGTTTCAGTCTGCTTATCCTGTGATTTTTTTACGGACTTTTCAATTTTTGCCATGTCCTGAAAAATATCTCTCCGAAACTGAATCCGATAAATTCTCGGAATTGCAGCAGAAGCGGCAAAAAGCACCTCTTTATCATCAATTTTAATTGTTTTTGTCAGCATCCTTATTCTCCTGCGGCTTTTTTATCTACATTAACAGCCTGCGTTGCTTCTGTGATTGTTTCTGGATAGTACACTGTCTTATACCATCCGCTGTATACAGTGTCGTCTGTGTCTACCGTTGTCTGAGCTTTTACCCGTCCGTTCGGAAGTGGAGCATTGCTGATCGTAATTGTTTCTGTGCCAGGTTCAATACTATCTTCTTTCGTCTCGGATTCGATTGACGGTCTGGTAGCTGTGCAGTTATAGAGAACTCGTCTGATTCCTTTCTGATCTCCATCAAATTCAAACAGAAGTGCAAATTTCTGTGTATCCGTAGAATCACTGATTTCATGCAGCACACCTTTTTCGTCCTTCTTTTCTTTCAGGACATCCTGTCTGAAAGAATCCGGAATTAATGCAAATTCTGCATCTCCTTCATATCCGTTGTTTGCAGCTGACACATAATACTGGATTCCGTCTGCATAGAACGGTGAAATATCTCCATTTGCGTCAAGTGATATGGATACAGATCCCGGAATCGCTTTCGGGGCTTCAAAAGTAATTGTTCCATCTTCTCCTTCGTTCTGTAATGCGTAATGTGCGTTTTTAAGATTGTACTTAACTTTGTTATCTTTTTTACCCATCTTTATACCTCCATTTCGTATAAAACTTCGTACATTTTTTCTGAGTCAAGATATTCTCCTGTCTTATCGTATGTGATTCCATACTTATCCAGGATGTCCTCTATCTTCTTTTCATTGCTCCAGTCCTTTTCGTCTGAATACAATTCGATATTCAGAACGTCGATTTTTGCGTATGTAATTCCGTCCGCATGAAAATTATCACTTTCCGGAATCTTCCATACGATAAAAGGCGGCTCTATCCAGTTATGAGTCGAAAAATGATCGTATTCATATGGCAAGCCGATTTCATTCAACATTTCTTTGATATTTTCAACTGACATCATAGCCTTGACATGATCTCCTTTTCCAGCTCTGCTATTGCTGCCTGTTCTGCTGGTTCCACATGTTTGATTGCGGCTACCCTTCCGCCTCCTCTTTTCTGATGTCCTTTTTCAAGCAAATGCACCAGGGAGTATTTTGCATCGTGGATCGCAATAACTAAACTTGTAGAATTTTCTTTCACAACAGTTTTCTTCCATCCTTTTTTATACTTTCCGGTATTTACCGGGGATGTCTGTTTTAGCTTTGATACTGTCTTTTTTGCAACATTATTTACGCATTCCTTCGTTGTCTCAGTGCATTGTTTTCCATAGTCTTCAACAAGGCGATTTATTTCTGCTGCCAGATCATCAATTCTGATACTATCCGCCATTGTCGCCCCTCCTGTCTTTATACAACTGTACGATTTTTTCCAGTGACAGATATATTGCAGGTGGTGCAGCGTCAAATTTCTCCTGAATCTGCACTATTTTGTACATTGCCGGATTATGTTCATTGATAATTTCATCTCTTTCAAAATCGAATGGATCCCAGAGCCAGCCGCTTTGCGAATCAATGATAACAATGTCAAGAGCTTCAATATCTTCCCTGTTCAGCACTGCTGCCGGAATGCTTAACAATTTTGTTATTTTATTTCCTGCTGTCTGTGCGTCAAAATATCGTCTCTCTCCAATTGTTCGGTTTCCGAAGCGAATGTTCTTGAGCTTCGTGTCTACGATCACCCTGTCTTCTGTTTTGCAGATACTGAGTATCCCGTCTGTAAACGTTTCAAACTGTTTACGCCTGGCTCTTGGCATATTCTTCCACCTTCTTTGCTATCTGCAGTCCAATAACCTCACTTTTGTAGTTTTCCCAAAACTGCTGCAGTTCTCCAGAATACTCATACATTACAAGCTGAAAAAGGAGTGTCCTTTCCTGAGTATCCCCCAGGAAATCGCACTCCCCTATTTTTCCGGCTAATGATGCCATGCCTCTTTTTATCATTCCTTGGAGCTTTTCATCTCCTTTTGGATCGTCCCAGGTGATGTCCAGATAGTTTCTGACATCCTCCAGAAGTTTTGATAAATCATTTTCTGACATAGCACTCATTTTATCACTCCTTTGTTACAGTTACGGTGTATGTCTTTGTCTGTTCTCCGTCTGTAACTTTAACAGTTACGGTGTTGGCTCCAGCGTTCCATGTGATCTTTCCGCCGTTTGTTACTTTACTGGATCCTGCAGTAATTTCAATCGCTGCTGTTCCTGATTTCGGGAACGCTGTGATTGTGTTTGTTGCAGTTGTTGTTTTTGCTGTGTATGTGTTTGTGTCGCTGTCAAATTTCGGTGAGAGAGTTAATCCTCCAATTCTCAGATCAGACAGCAGTGCATTATCTACATGCTCCTCCTGTTTGCTTACAACCTCGAAGCGAACCGGATGCAGATCTGTAATGTCAAGAACGACAAAAGCATTGTTGTCCAGTGCGAATCCGTGAGCATATAACTTGATAAGGTATACTCTTTCATCTTCCAGGAATCTGTATTCATCTGAATACTCAATCTTTCCGTTTTTGGACATTCCTACACCAAGGAAATACTTTCCGGCCATTCCGTATACTGCAGTTCCTTCTGTAACTGCTGCCGACTGGATGATTTCCAGAGGAATCGGAAGTGTTGAAACATATACGCCGTCCGGAGACATTGCGCGTGTTGCCGGAAGGATTCGCTTCCAGTAATCCACCGGATTTACGATCATAATCAGATTATCTACTGTTCTCGCCTGGCCTTTGCTGTTTCTTGCCATGATAGATGTAACATTTCCAAGCTGGATCATATCAAGAGCTGTCATTTTGATAGTCTCTTTTTCCGGATATTCTCCAGATACAACGTTCACTCCGTCTCCTACCTGTCGTGCCATTCCAATCGGCATGTCTTTTCCGGTACCATTTACGATTCCGTACTCAAGTCCGTTTGCAAGAGCTTCTGTGAGCACCTGACGCACGTAGTTATCTAACCATGCAGGGCCTAAGTCAAGCATAGCTTTTGATACTGGCAGGAATGCGCTCAGTTTATCCTGTGTTACATCCACTTCTTTAAATCCGGATGTCAGTTCTTCAATAATCTTGCTGCTGAGTTTACCCCATGCTGCTTTCTGCTCTCCGTTTGTGTTCAACATCATTCTTGTGAGACCAGTTACAGTTGTTGCATTTAATTTTGACAGCAACTGATGATTTGTTGTCAGTTCTTCAAATACAGAATCAATGATTGTCTCCGGAAAAACGGTCTCAATATTGTTGAGTGCCTGCTTTGGATCCGCGGATTTCATTGCTTCAATAACCTTTTCGTAATATTCTCTTTCTGCGCTGGTGAGCTGGCGAACGCCTCTCTGTGCAAGTACATTCATGTCGTTCTGATTTACCAACTCTTTCGCCTGTTCCAGTACATTCTGCTCAATCTCCTGGCAGAGTTCCATGAATGCCTCTGTAAACGCTTCTGAGTCATTCGCTGCAACTGCAGCATTCATTTTGTTAAGGATTTCCCCTCTTTTCAGTGCGATAAAATCTCTGTTTTTCATTTTATTCTCCTTTTTTGAATCCCTGCAAGAATCCCTGCAGCGTGTGTGGTGGCTCTTTTGGATCTGCTGGCGGTTTCTGGCTGCTCTGCATAAGTTTCAACTGTTCTCTGAATGACTTTGTGTCATTCATATGCTGCACAACTTCCTGGAGACGTTTCTGCATCTCCTCTCTGGTTGTATCGTCCTCCGGAGCATGTCCGTAATCTTCTACCTTGTCGATCAGGCCGTACTGCAGACAATCCTCCGGTGTCAGGAATGTTTCTGCGGTCATCATGTCCGCGAGCTGCTGTTCATCCAGATTTGAGCGTTCCAGGAAGATCTTGCGATTGCTTGCTGTAAGTACGTCCAGGTCGTCTGCTGTCTTTCTCAGCTCCCTGGCATTTCCGGATGCTGTAACCCATGGTTCGTGAATCAAGGCAGTTGTTCCTACGCCCATGATTCTTTCATCGCACGCCTGCAGTATAACGAATGCTACAGAGTACGCAACGCCGTCCACGATCCCTTTTACATGGCTTCCTGACTGCTTCAAAAGATTGTAAATTGTAACGCCCTCTTTTACAGACCCGCCATTGCTGTTAATATGCAGCTCAATCGTGTGCTCTGCCGGAATTGCGGCCAGCTGATCGCGGAAATACTTCGCAGATGTCTCACTTTCTGCGTATGACCAGGTTTTCCAGTCAAATTCGCCGTAAGCAGATACATCATCGTAAATGTAGAGCAGATGCGTCGCCGGATCTGCTGCCTGCTTAAAGCAAAAATTAGTTTTATTCTGTGTTTTTTCCATCTTTGGCACTTTCTCCACCTCCCTCTATATCCTGTAAAACATTTTGTACAGTTCCGTAATTTTTCGTGATGAAATGTTGATCCGCCCAGTCCTCGTTGATCTGTGGCTGTCCCAGCGCACGCAAGATCATGTTGATCGTATGCGTTCCGGACTGCACCAGCTTGTCAATCTGGGTCGCATTGCTAAACAGATCCACATGCTTAACATGTGACGTATCAACCATACATCTGCTGCCTTTCAGGACTGCTTTTCCGTAGCGCTTGCGATTTATCTCTGTTGCCAGGGATTCTGCAAGCGGATCCAAGGTAACGGTCAACAATTCATCTATTGCCTTGCTGTTGTCCTGTACATTCCCCTTTAGAATTGACGGCGGGATTCCGAACGCGCGCGCCGTAAAATCAAATATATCGTCATACAGTGCCTTTATGTCTCTCGTCGTTGTCTCGTTGTAATTCTTTGTATTTTTCGCCTCAGTGAATGTATAACCGTCAAATAACGGCAGTACTGCGTTTTCACTTTCGAAAAATGTTCTGAAATACTCATTCATCAGCTTTTCAAGATCTTTGCTGAAATTCTTTGAGTTCTGAGCTACTGTAGATATATCCAGGATCCCTTTTGATCCATGCGATTTCAAGAAATTCTTAGAGCCATACTGGATCAGTTTCGAATAAGATCCATACAGCCCCTGCAGCACTGTATTTACATTTTTCCAGTTCGGCTTTAAGTACATAACATCTGCCGATCTGAATGTCCGCAAAAACGTATAGTCGTCAACAGTAACCTGGTTGTATGTATTCCCGTACAGGGCATTTCTGTTCGTGCAGAAAGAATCCGCCACGTAGATCTGTCCGTCTATACCCTCTACGATCAGAGCCTCATTGTTGCGAAACATCTTTTCAACCAGCTTGTCAAAAAACTGCTGCTTATTTTGGTTTCTATTCGGCTCAATATTCCAGACGTAGTATTCGTCCCGGAATATCTCCTCGCCATTTAGGAATGTACGAATCTCACATTTCGCAAGCAGTTTCGCAATGATCTGAATTGCTCTCTGAAAAGCAAGTTCTCTCAGATATATCTCTGCTACTATGTTTTCAATCGGATTGTCTGCAATTTCGAAACGTTCAGTATTTTCAATTGACTGTTCGGGTTCTTTTTCTTCCTGATCTGGTTTTCCCCGGATCAGGTTTCGGAATGAAAACCCCATTTCTGCCTCACCCCCTTTCAATAAATCATTACGCCGATGTCTGGCAGCTCCGTAGCAGCTGCATACGGGATCATGTCCTCTATGGTCATAGATGCGACAAGCGCCATGAACGGGTCTGTCTTTCTGCTTTTCGCTTCAATTTTCCCGTATACATAATTTCCTATGTCTGCATCATCCTTTTTCCCTGGCTTTCTTCCGTACTGGACCATCTTCGTGTTGTTTGTTCCCCATCTGAGGACCGGATTGTCGCCCCAGATGAAATAATCATTCGCAAAGCAGCTATCTATTACTGTCGCGACTCTCATAACATCCGACGGCCTTACAAGTTTCAGGTTTTTGTATACCTTTGCATCGAAACCGATCTCTCTGAGCGCTCCTGCCAGCAATGCGTAACGGAAATCGTCTATTGCGACACCCTTGATGCAATACTGTGTCATTGCAAGTTGGATATAATCAACGATCACCTCCGGATGTATTTCTACGTCGTCAATAATCGTCAATAGCCCTCTTCTTTCCCACTCTGCAAGCGGCGCCTTTATCCTCGGAATATCCTTTGACTGTTTGCATAACCAGGAATGATTGATGTCATACCGGTTGTTTTCATCTCTGAAATGCAAATTCACGGAAACAAAGTCCGTGATCTTTGAAAAGTCAATTCCACATGTACAGATCCGTCCGTCCAGATCCGGGATTTCTCTGTTTGTGAGCTTAATTTTTTCATACGAACAGACTTTTATCTCGACTGATTCTGACGGAATGTTCATTCGCTTCGTCATGAACGCGGAGAGGCGTTCCGGATGTACGAGCCAATCCCGGTATTCTTTCCGGATCTCGCCCATAAGTGTCGGAAGATACGGCAGGGATGGGTTTGCTTTCTCCCAGTTCTTTTCGTCGTGTACTTCTTCTTTGCTGTCCAGGCGGCAGATGAACGGCAGCAGACCGTTATCCGGCATATCTCCGAAAAGAATCTCCTCCGCTGTTTCAAGAATATCGTCCAGAGGTCCCTCTCTTATGTCTCCCTGTGTTGTGTAATAGGACCGGCGCGGATGTGGTTTCTTTCCCAGACCTGTTGTAAATACCTCAATATTCTTATAATCCTGGTACTGGTGTATCTCGTTAAATACCACCAGTCCCGAACGCATACCGTCTTTTCCGGACGGGTTGTTCGTTCTTCCCAGGATCGTTGAATTTGTTTTTATACCCACAACTTTTTCGGAACTCCATTTATAAAACTTTTTCAGTTTTTTTGTGTGTTCCGGCATTTCCAGGGCCTCAACCACGTCTTTCAGCGGTCTCAGTGCCTGGTCCTCATTGTTTGCGCATATATCAACGTCATATGCACGGATTCCGTTGTACGGGCTTACCAAGCAGGCAGCTTCCCAGGCAATCGTACCGTCTTTTCCGGCTCCTCGTCCTAACATACAGAACAGATCCGGCCAGCGCGGTGTTTTTGATACTCTCCAGTATGTACAATCATGTAGTCCTACTACAAAGATCTGCCAGGGAAACAGCGTTTCAAACGGGAAATACTTAGCGATTCCGATGTATTTCGTCAGCTGCTCACTGTCTACGTATATGTCTTCGGTTTCAAAACATTTTCGAACATGTGATACCAGCGCTTTGACATCCCTGGAAGTCCTGATTTTCTCAGACTCGACAGCCTCCATGAATGCCTCAATACGTGGATCACAATTCCTCATCATCATCCCCCTTGATTGTTTCTTTTGTTGTCAGTTCCAGCTTGTCCAGTATCATGAGCATCTGTTTATTTACAGCTACAAGATCCTTGACAGATTGATTCTGTTTCACGATCTTCGCCTTGCCACTTGCAGACATCGTTTCGTACGTCACGCCACGCTTTTTGATATCGGTTTTCAGCTTCTTTTTGACATCATAGAGGGTCATATAGTCGTCTAAAAGGTCATTAAATACAGATATATCCGCCTGTTTTTTTCGCAATTGCTCTTTTAAGCTTTCTAATATATCCGCTTTTTTTTCGGCCATTTTTTCACCCCTATTTTTTATTTTTCATCATGCGCGACTTTTCCCGGATTTGTCGAGGCCACCCACCGGTCTCCGTGGTCGAAATTAAAACGCTAATTTTTTCGACCGGGGGTATACGCTTTTTTCTGTGCTT